AAGCTACCCAAGACCGGAACTTTTTTAAGAATGGGAGCAAGAGCTCCGCCAATCCAACCGAACGCGCCCTTGAACGCGTCGCCAATTTTTCCGAATATACCTTTACCTTTTCCAGTTCCAGTTCCGCCCTCTTCGGCAATAACCAAAGTATTACGAGCAATCTGAGCCAAGAGTTTCGTCTGGGTTGCCTGTTGAGACGCACCGAACAAACCCTTGACCGCATCGAACGCCTTAGTGATTTTCGAAGCGACAGCCACCCCTGCTGCCGCAAGCGCAGTTCCACCCAATAACCCTTGAAGCCACTTATTTTTCTTGATCTCACCGACAAAGCCGTTGACCCATTGAACGATATCCGTGACCACGGGGAGAATCTTGATTCCGAGACCCGTCAAAGCGTTCTTCAAGTTCGTCTGAAGCACCTGCATCTGACCCGCCGGAGTCTTAAGGAACGCCTGGAACGAGCTATTCAAGTCCTTACCGGAGCCCGCCAGCGTCGAGTAGGACTTAGCCAAGTTCGTCGCGTTAGCAATAAGGGCCGCTCCAGCACCCGCCCCAGCGGATCCAAAGACCGCCGTAGCCAGCGAGCCGGATGATTCCCCAGTCTGCTTCGACACCTGACCAAGATACTGAACCGCCTGGATAACCCCGTCAGGCTTAGTCAGCATCTTCGCGACCTTTTCGGAGTCGACGTGGAGGGACTTCATAGCCAAAGCCTGAGCCTTCGTAGGAGCCGTAGCCTTCCCCAGCGCCGAAGCGAACGAAACCATTGAGCGACTATTCGTATAGCCCGCCTTCGAGAGCTCGTCAGTCAGTACGAAACTCTCCCTGAGCCCTACGTTATGAAGAGCAAAAGCGGCTCCGACTTTACCCTGGAGGGACGTAACCAAGTTATTAATAGACCCTAAGTGAGCCTTATTCGCGTTCACCAGTAAGTCCGTGACCTGAGCCGTGGACATTCCCCTAGCCGTCTGGAGTTCTTGAACCGCGATGAGTGACTTCGTTATCGTCACCACGTCCGAGCCCGTAATCTTCGCTGCTTTAGCGGCGTTACTGACCACCTCGTCAGCCTTAGCCTTCCGGAGTCCAGCCTTTTCCGCTTCGAGATACGCGTCAGAAATATCCTTCGTCGACGTAGCCGTCGCGGAAGAGACCTGGAGAATCTGAGTCTTGAGTCGATCTAACTCAACTTCGGAAGCGCCGGACTGAAGCCCGATTTTATGGATACTTTCCTGATAGTCAAAAGCGAGTTTCGTCCCGTAAATAAGAGCTCCGCCGATAACCGTGAGATAGCCCGTCGCAATTTTAGAGCCCAAAGCCCCCATCTTTACGCCGAGCGAGTCGCCCTTCTTACCAAGATGATCCAGGGAAGCGCCCGCTTCGCCCATCTGAGTCTTGAATTCTTTAGCGTCCGCGAGTAATTGAACGACAACTGGAGGGAGAAACTCAGCCATTTATAGCCTCAGTCCAAACTTTCCGATAGATAGCCCGAAGTTCGGACTTAGATTTTTCAAACCCTGGAGCCATAAACGGGAACGGACGAGTGACGACGTAAGGAGAAGCAAAGGGATTAGACCCGTTCGCTCGAGACCTTGATACGCCACCTAACTCCACGCGCCGACCATACTTCACGGTAGGCCCCGTAAGCGACTGGTACGTCCCCGAATCCAACCGACTTACCTCGACTCGAATAGAGCTACGCAAAGCACCCGTTCGACTCGTAGGACGCGGGAACGATTGACTCCGCCCATTCGCGTAAGCCTTCCCCTGCTCTCCCTTACCCCGTCCGTTAGATCCTTTTCTCGTCGGACTACCTAGAAACTCCTTGACAGCGTTTCGCTTGATAGCCTCACCGCCCTGTCTTACGACGAGCTCACTAGCCTTCACCATTCGTTCAGTCATCTTGAGCATTGAGTTCTCTAAGTCCTGAACGCCCTTGATGACGAACTTAAACTCGTTAGCCATTTTCGACCTCTCGAAATAGTGAATCAATCGCCAATAACCACGTCACGTTCTCGTACGGCTCGTCCATATAGTCCCTATGGGACACGCTGAACGCCTTACGAAACTGATACTCCCGAACCAGCGAAGCCAATTCCGGATCTATATCCTCACCAGAATCACCCTTGAGAGCAATCCTTAACCGCCCTAGACGGCGGTAGGCGCTTTTGGGTCAATAGCCCCGTCTGGACTAAAGTCCTCAGTCCGATTGAACTCATCTCCACAAGCCCCAGCCAGGAGCTCGAACGTCTTACGCGGGAGATCGAGAGCCGTTTCCGTAGTCGGAAGTTCCCCGAACGTCCAGGAGCGAACCATTCCCGCAATCAGTTCAGCCTGATAGCCGTCGATAGCGTTCCGTTCATCGTCCGAAACGTCCTGGAAGATACCCCACGTCGCCGGATTCTCCGCGTCGAAACCCTTTTCCGACAGCTTAGAAGCCGAAGAAGCGGCGCTCATATAAGCCCTCGAGATACGTCGAGCGATACGTTCGGAGATTTCATCCTTCGAATAAATAATCGCTGACTGACCGTTAGGCAATTCAACTGCTGGCATATTTCCCCTTTTCTATTTGTTAAGAAGCCGCGTAAGCCGATCCTGCGGTCGCGTTCTTGATAGTCACCTTGATAGGAGAGTATCCCGTACTGATTTTATCCGTCGTATTCGCCTGAGCGTCGAAGTCCACAGTGAGCTCGACGTACTCCTTACCGACCGAACGCTTCGGATTGAAGAACTGAACGTCGCTCATCTGGAGAGCGATGGAGTGATTAGTAGCGGTAGTCACGTCCGACGGGTCGGTGAACGTAATCGTCATAGGGATAGCAGAAGCGCCACGATAGAGACCGTAAGCCGTAGATCCGATAGTGAACGCGTCTGCCGCTTCCACGACCACCGTGAACGAACCCGATACGTCACAAGGCCCAGCAAAGACCGTGTGAGGCCCCTGCTGACCAGCGGTGAAGATAGGAAGAGTCTTGCGGTCAATCTTCAAAGTTCCGTCGATGATATTCAGGAACGAAGTTGAGTTAATCGAGATAGCCGTATCCCAGCCAGGAATCAGAGCTTCCGTTCCGTAAGTCGTGCTCGGAGTCGGAGTAGTCCACGGCTGGCCCATATATTTCAGCGAAGCCTCGACAGCCTTATCAGCACCGAAAGACAAGTCCAAAGAACTAGCCCGAGCGCTCGAAATCTGGAACGCGTTTCCACCGTCGAACGAGTTAACCGTCACCGCGGAAGGCTGTGAACCCGTCGAAGCGCTATTGAGCAAACCAATCGTGTGAGTGTAAAGAGTCGAGCCCGAGCTCGCGATAGGTCCAAGAACCGAAGCGAACAACAAAGGAGCAGAGTCAGCGTAAGCGTACGTCTTGAAGTCCACCTCGTCGTGTCGCACACCGGCAACCTGGTCGTAAAGAGCAACCGGAGATCCACGCAGAGCCTCGTCACGAAGCCATTGAAGCATAGGACTCACCTGGGGGGCGCTGACGGGGATGTAAGTGAACGTACCCGAAGCAGCTACCGCAGGGTCGCTTTGAAGCGCGAGTCCCAGATAACTATTAACTGACATATAAGCCATAATGCGATTCTCCTTATTTGAGAGGGATAGGTCTAGAAACTACTTTGCGGTCTCTACGGGGGCTTCTGGAGCCGTCTGAGAGGCTTTTGGAGCGGGAGCGGAGTCCGCGGAAACAAAGCGCGAGTCCTCCGGTTGAGTCGGAAGATCATAAGTCTGACCAGGCTCCGCCACAAACGAAACACCGTCCGAGTTCAAGAGCTCGACAAAGTAGAGCGTTTCCACTCCGACATATTTGAACTTAGCCATATTTTCCTTACGTATTGTCAATTTCGATGACAGTAACTCGCACCTGCGAATACACCTGCATCGTCGTCGCTGACCCGTTAATTGTACGTGGATAGTAGGAGGTGATGTCAAGGTCTACGCCTCCAGGGAAGTTACCTTCACCCCATTGGAAGATGAGACTCGCATTACCCGCGTTACGATCCGCTCGAATAGCCGTGACCAGCGAGTCGAGAAAACTATCGTTATCGACTCCCGCATCTTCGGACTTACGATGAGTTGACCGCATAAAACAGTCCAAAACGAACTCGTACTCGACAGCCTTACGTCCGTTATGAGCTCCGCCTACCGCAATACGCGTCTCTTTTTGAGTCGCAATATAGAGATAAACGATACAGCCGGACGAATGACCTGGATCCTCGCCCTGGAAGAACTCCATTTCGGACGTGAATTTCGCGGGGAATTTCTTCACCGAGTTCAGAAAAGTGACGTTCGCGCCTTCGAGATACGTCGCAATCTGATTTCGTACCGCCGTACGGGACATTAGTTTCGACCCCACACCTGACGGAAGTCGTCGAGCAAGTCGTATCCCTGAGCGTCGTCCGAAGCGCCCGATACGTCTCGAGCGGAGTAGTTAGTCGCCTCACCGACTTCGTTGATGACCAGCCCACCCTGACCGCGCTGCTTCACCATAGCGACAACGAAGTGAATAACCGCTTGCTTGACCGTCGCCGGAAGCGCGGAGATATTCACTCCAGGAGCGTGAGCGTATTTCAGCGGAGAAGCCAAAGTCAGCGTCGAGCCGTTGATAGTCGAGATATTCACAACCTCGTCATTCATTCCGTCCCAGATAGTCAAAGTCTGACCCGCGTACATTCCGAGCGGATTCGTCACCGTCAAGCTCGTAGCACCGGAGGAAGCGTTAGCCGTCAGGAAGGCGTTAGCGAAGCCGTTGACGTACTGATCCGTACAGTAGTTCTCCTGGCGGAAGTTATAGGAGCCCCCGACCATATCCAGAGATCCGATAGAAGTCTGAGAACCAAGCCCCGTAGCGGCGGTGACGATGAACTGATGACGCTCGATGAAGCAGTTA